CTCGTCATTATTTCCGTCTCCGTCTCCGTCTCCGTCTCCGGGTGGCAAGTCAGGAAAATCGTCTTCGCCAGAAGGCTCGCCTGTAGGGGTTTGATTTCCCGGTGGCAAGTCTCCCGGTGGTTGTTGTCCGGGTGGTGAATCTGTTGGTGGTAAATCTCCGGGTGGCAAGTCTCCGGGTGGTTGTTCCGGTGGCTCTTGATCTGTAGGAGGCTCATCATCGGTCGGTGTTCCTTCAGGTGGCGGTGGATCTTCGTTTGGTGGTTGATCTCCGTCTGGTGGAGGATTCTCGATATCAGGCGGTAAGTCTCCTCGCTCTCGTGCTGCCTCTGCGTCTCTTTCTGCTTGTGCCTGTGCCTCTGCTTCTGCTCTTGCTCTTGCTTCTGCTTCTGCTTGCCGTTGTGCTTCTGCTTCTGCCTGTGCTTGCGCTTCTGCTTCTGCCTCTGCTCTTTCTCTGGCCTCTCGCTCTGCTTCTGACTCTCCGTCTTCGTTAGGCGGTGGTTCTCCGTCAGGTGGAGGTTCTCCTTGAGGCGGTGGTTCTCCGTCTGGAGGCGGTAACTCTATATCACCGTCAGGTGGCAAGTCTCCATCGGACGGTGGATCTTCGTTTGGTGGTGGTTCTCCTCTGCCATCGTCATCTTGCGGAAACTCTGGGAAAGGAGGGAACTCGCCATCAGGTGGAGGTTCGTCATCAGGTGGTGGCTCTCCGTCAGGTGGAGGAAACTCTGGGAATTCATTGTTTGGAGGAGGCTCATTATTTGGCGGTTCGCCTTCAGGCGGTAATTCTCCATCATTTTCGTCATCATCAGGCGGAAAGTCTCCGTCTGGAGGTGGCTCTTGTTCTGGAGGAAACTGCTCTCCCGGCCCTTCTCCCTGATCTTCTGGATCTCCTTCTTGTGGCGCTCTGTCTCCTACCTCTGGCCCTTCCTCGCCAATGTCTGCATCTTCGTTTCTTGAATCTCCTTCTGGATAACGAATGGGAGTGCCGTCATTTGCAGCGAATACATCTAAGACGCCTCTAAGCACCTCCTCAGATTGATCTGACCAATTTTCTCCAAATACTTGAGTGAGGACTGATTCCTTGTCGGTAACTCCGTCAACTGTTGAAACATCAACTCCACCTGTTATTAAAACATCATAAACTTGAGACTTAACGTCTTGCGGTAGATCAGTTTGTGAGATGCTCCACTCTGAATCATTTGCAACGATGCCGTCACCGTCTAAATCTCCTCCTTGCTTTAACCTTGATTGCTGTCGTTCAACTGCTGCAATGACATCTAAATCTTCAGTGTTTACGATCTCAGCGATTCGGTTCTTGTACTTGTTGGATTGCTGATGAACAAAATCAAGCGTTTCTTCATTTGTGATTCCGTTAGGAAAGCCGGGATCATCTACGCCATAAAGAGGGGAAAGACTGTTTCTTGCCTCCTCTGGAGACATGGTGTCTTTGGTGAAAAAATTAAGCTGTTCATCCGTGAGATCAAAAGGATTTACCAAGCCCTCTCTAATGTCTTGCAATAGCTCTTGACGGTTTTCTGCGTCTTGGATGTCCTCAAGTTCTGCATCAGTTGGTGGCTGAAACTCTGGAGGCAAAGGAGATTCAAAATCAGTATCTAATACATCAGGAATATCGTCTGTATCTGCACGATAACCCGGTTGCGAAAATATGTAGGGTAACGCCATTAAATCACCACATACTCGCCTGACGCATCGAGGTACACTACTCTCAAGGCATCATACTGGCTTGCAATCGATTTACTCCCTGACCCATCTATCAATTCTGCTCCTGCTGTAGCTACGGTGACCGCCCCTGATCCCATGCGTTTGACTATGACTTGTTGTCCGTCTTTGGGCGAAACGTGGAGACTCACTACCACGGTGCTTGAACTATCAACCTCAACTATCTCTAGGGCAGCTTCCCCGGTTGTGGTGTAGGCTGCTGTCTGTCTTGAGTAAAAAGGTTTCACCAGAGAAAACATATCGATCACTACTTGTCGCAGGGGTTCCGCTTCTGGGTTGACCCTGATTCCTTTTGGATCTCTGAGTATTCGTGTAGTCATAGTAGTATTTTTTTTTGAGCCAGTTTGTAAACATTAGTCTAGTAGTTTCGTATTAGCGTTCACAAACACTGGTTTACAATACGCTGTTATGTTCACTTGTGAATTTCTTTTCTTATATCGTTTTTCTTTTGCGTAAGTGTGCCCAAATTCCACAAACTCACTAAATTGATTGCATCTCAGGATGTCGGCCCAATAGCTAACCTCTTGCTGCTGGCCGTCAATTAAAACTATTAAGGCGAAAGCAAGCTTGCTCATCTAACATTTAACCCTGCCGCATTGCCTTATGTTTTTTTGTCGTTCTTTTGCCTTTTGCAGTCGCTCTTTTGCGTCTTTGAGTTGATAAGGCTTATAAGCATATTCGTAAGCAGCATAAGCAAAACCCAAAACTAAAAGCATCGCAAAGACTACCGCGAAAGCCGTGACGTATTCCTCGATCCTTTGTTTTCGTTGCGCTCGTTTTTTTGCAACTGTTTTTAAAAACCTTGCGTGATCTGCCTGAGCCTTTGCTTTGATCTTTTGAGCGTTTCGGTAAAGCTCCATGCCTCCATTTACGCTGAGGCACATATCATGCAATTTTCGATCAATCGCTTGGGCGTCCCTTTTTGCTAGGCTGATCTTCATTGCTTCAGCAGTTGTTAAAGGGCGTTTAGCTTTTGTCTTTTGTTCAAATCGTAGAATGCGAGACTCAGCATTTGTCAGATTTGAGATCATGTCTCCGACTGTCGAAGCCGTTTGCTGAGTGTCTCTAGCTAAACTCACCGCTTGGTTAATCGAGCTAATTGCACTAATGATCCCGGCTACTTCAAAGATCATTTTTTTAACCTATAAATTTTGCGGCCAACAAACTCCCGACTAAAAAAGGATAGAGCGCATAGACACTCACCTCAATTCGATTCATTCGCTGTTCAATGTTTTGATAGCGAATCAAGCACTCTTTTTCGTGTTGCGAAAGATTAGACATTTACAGCGTTGGCTTAGTATCAGGAAAATCTGACGTACTAGGCCAATCTCTTAATTTTTGCCTATAAGTTTTATAGGCCGCATTTTGAGGATGATCTGTAATCGTAACAATCCAATCGCTTTCTTTTAATTGCAAATCTCTCCAAAGCCTTGCTGACTCTTCAGCAGTATACGGAACGTCATTATGCCATTGAAACTGTATAGTGCCGCCTCCAACAATATCTTGCTCTACAAAATCCCCTTCTACTGGATCTTTATCTGGATTTGTTAAGTTTTTCATCAGTTTTCCTACACCAAATTAGCCGTTGGATAATATTGCCAAACTGCTCCAAAGTATGTGTCATAAGAATTTCCAACATTATTAGAGCATTTTAATTCTATTTTTAAAGAATGTTCGGCATACAAAACAGGTTGGCCCCACGCTAGTGCGTCCGTTGCTGTTTCTACGCTCATATATCTGCTTACAGCATTTCCGGGATCAGTAGGGTAGGTTGGCCCAACATTTAAACCAGCAGCCAGTTTAAAACCTCCAGTAGTTGAGCTAGTAGAGTATTGGTGCGTTTGTGGGTTTCCTCCCATAGTATGACGATAGTGTGAATAGTTATTAGTATTTGGTGGTGACCACTCGTACACCAAACCATCTACTGTGATTTTCCAAGTTGGTCTTCCTAAAGTTGATGCTGAAGCGTTGCCCATAATCATACTTACAATAATTGGTTTTGAAGAATTGCTAATATTCAAAGCAGTATAGTAAGTATCAGTATTGTTTAAATTGACGTAACTTCCTATTTTATTCCAAGCAGTCCAAAACGCTGGTTGATTAAACGCTTGCATTGTTGTTACTTCGTCTTTCAAATAAGTATAGGTAAAAGCCTGTGGCATATGTTGAGGATTCCGCACCATATTTGGAAGAGGTAAATCTGATTGTGTTTTAGTTAACCCTGCCATATTAAGCCTCGTCGAATCCCATCATTAGAGCGTTTACTGATGCAGCGCTGCTATACGCCACTATGTAGTCATTTGCTTCTGCCACGATTGGCGCAAACGTCATGGAACGCTTGGCCGCAAGAGGCTCATCATAAAGAACATATCGGGCATCTTGAAAGGTTGCGCTAGAGGTTCCAAGTCCTAGCCGAACCGTTACGGAGCTAGTTGATCTATTGGTTATGGTTACAGAATAACTACCGCCGCTTGATCCTGCCTGTCCTACATTTGCCGCCGTGGTCGCTGAGAGGTCAACGCCGTCTGCTTTTACTGCCATTATAATTGTCCCATGAAAAAGGTTTTAGAAACGGACACGCCTCCAGAGACGGCCCCCCAACTTGTGTTACCTGATCCATCTGATTTTAAAACTTCGTCAGCATTTCCGTTTGTTGCCGGAAGCCTAAAGTTTACATTACCACTAAAACCAGAGTGAGGAGGTGCTTTAACTTCAACGTAGTGAGCATTGGAGCTTTCGCAATAAAATCGGACGTAACTTTGTGCGCCTCCGTTCTTTATGTCTATTGCGCCTTGAGTGATTGAAACTCCGTTAGTTGACCCTCCTCCTATACCAAGCGATGTTACAACATCAAGCGCATGGGCTAATTTAGCCGAGGTTACGTTATCATCTGCAATCTTGTCAGTGGTTACACTTCCTGTGCCGATTCCTGCCGTTGACACTGATACCCAACTCGTCACGCCTGAGCCGTCTGTGCTTAGTATTTGTCCTGAATCGCCATCATTAGCAGGTAAAGTAAAAGTATAGTCTGAGGTAGATGCTGGGCCGATTAAGGTTACTTTGTTTGTGCCGTTGTCTGAATCCTCAAAGAACTCTATTTTTCCTGCGCTTGTTGCTCCATTTTTTAACGACAACGCTCCAGTGTTCAGAGTCATCCCATTTGCATCAACTGTTACTTTATTTACATTGTCAGCGTACAAATGAATTTCATTAGCAGTCTCAAAGTCAACTTTAGTCTGATCGTCCTCCCCAATCTTAATATCGGTTGCTAAGAGGGACGTTATTCCTGTTTGTGCTGCGTCTACGTTTAGCGTGTTAGTGCTGAGACTTATACCTGTTCCAGCAGTCAACGCTGTAGCTGATACAGGAATATTAGAGAGTGTGTTATTTGATGCGTTGATGGTTTTATTTGTGAAGGTTGTGGTGGATGACGCTGTTATTGCTCCTGATGTTTGAGATGCGATATAGGCTTTGATAGATTGCTGGGTTGCAAGTTTGGTCGCTGAATCGCTTGCAAAGTCATCCTCATCTAAGATTGCTGAACCACTGACCCCGGTGTTTAAAACTGCTGAGGTAAGTGTCTTATTTGTCAGAGTTTGAGTATGTGCCTCAAAAACAAACGTATCGTTCCCACCTAATAGCGGAAGACTGACTGTTCTGTCTGCTGCTAGATTGGCTGCTGAAAAAATATACTGGTGATCTGCACTACTGTCATTAATCTGAGGGGTAGTCAGTACAGGGCTAGTAAGAGTCTTGTTTGTAAGTGTCTGAGTTGCAGTTGTGCCGATTGCTTGCGCCCAACTTGATAAGCTACCACCGTCATCAACTGCCCAATATAGCCCTCCGCTTTCCGTCAGTACGATTTGACCGTATCTAATCTCACCACTTGCTGAGGTGTTTCTAACTGCTGATATAAGTACCGATCTGTCGGTAGAGGGAGCATTTGACGAACTAGCCCCAAGACTAAAAAACCCACTCTTTTTTAACGCTGTTGCCGTTGTGTCTGAGCCATCACTGATGCTTGTATTTCCGGCATTTGACGCATCACTATCATTTAAGATGCTTTGAACTTGTGCCGTGGTTTGTGTTAGTTGTCCCATTTCTTATCCTCTCAAAACTTGAGCATCAATGGCTGCGTCTAAAATATCAACCTGAGCATTTGCAGTTGTTTCTATTCTTGCGATTATTTCTCTTGATTTACCAACTGAGTTAATATCGATTGTCTTGTTACCTGTAACGCTTTGACTGTTAATGGTTGTAAAACTACTGAGGTTCTTTGAAACCTTCAAAGTGACATTTGAGGCTGTGCTTGTGTCAACGTGTAGTTTTACTTGATCGATTACCATCTCCGCACCTCCAACATCTAAGACTTCAGAGCTAATCAAAGGCAAGTCTTTACGCCTTGTCATGTCTGCACCGTCCTGCTGAAAGTTTGCAAAGTCTAATCGATAAATTTTCTTGTTGTCAGAATGTGCGGCAAGGACTTGGCTAAAAGCATGAACGACTGACGTTGTAATAAAGTCCTTCTCAAACCAAGTCTTTGAGGTAACGTGATACGTCCAGATTTGTGATTGATCTGCGAATATAAAGTCTACAAAGTTTTCTTGGTGCAAAGAGTAGGCTGATACCCTAGCGTTTGTGAAATCACTCTCATCAAATCCTGCCCATTGCTCACCGATTGCAGGAACAAACAAAGGAGCAAAATTCTCGCCTTGGATCATTCCCGGTCTTCGTGTTGCATCAATGAAGTATATAACTCCATCTATACTATCTACAGCGTAAGTTCCGCAAATGCCCTGCTGTAAAACTGCTTGTCTTGAAAGAGGTGGTCTACCTGTGCCGCTTGTAAACCATATCTCAGTCGTTGTCTCTCCGAATAGGTATAAGTATTGATCTTGAGAGAAAACCCTTAGCAAGTCATCTGGTAAAGCCTCAGCTTGTGCAAAGTCTAAAGAGGCTATGCTTGTGCCATCGTTCAACGCTGAGACAACAAAAAAGCCGTCTGGTTGTTGGTAAATAAACCTTGAGTCTAAAAAGGCCACGCTGCTAGTGAGGAGTAAATCGGTATCGCTAATCTCTTGTAAGCCTCCTGCAACCGTGTAGACATACGCATCGGGAGTTCCTCCAGTGCAAATGATTAACTGATTTCTGTCAGTTGCCATCACGACCGGGGTTGGACTGTTTACAACTTCACCTAAAAACAATGCTCCTCCACCCGAATCAATCGAATACAAAGCCGAGCCTGTAACCTGATACAGAAGTCCATTCGGCCCATC